TCAGCCTGTTCGGTCGTCGCCGTCGGCATCGTCCTGTTCGAGGATCTCGAACACGCGCGCGGCCTTGCCGTGCAATTCGCGCTCCAGCCGGCCTTCGAGGCGGTCGTCGGCGCGCAGCCACGTGTACGCATCCAGCACTTCGGAGCTGGTCGGGCCGACATCGAGGATCTGCGCGATGAGTTCGTCCTCGATCGGACCGACGATCGCGCGGATCTCGCTTGCCGTTGCATAGGCGCTTTCGGAATGGTGCGTGACTGGCATGATGACGCCCCCATAAAAGACGCGCGCGGTGGGCCGGATGTCGACGCCCGAACGGTTGCGGACGACGGAGGCGATCGGCCGGCCGCGCTCACGCGGCGGCCGGAGCCGAGGGCCCGCCGCCGTTGCACGACACCTTGTCAGGATACGCTCTTGCGACGCCAACGGCCCTGCGCATCGCATTTCCATCAAGGGGATAGGCCGTTTGGCCAATTGGTCATCTCAATATGCGAGGCGATCTATATTGGCTGGCAAGCGATAGTTTTCCGGTGCAACGAAGATTGTCAGCATTCGTGTCGAAAACGGATGCCGGAAAATGTCCGCGATCTGGCACAGAAGCGTCCACGGAGTTGATCATGGCTAACGCCAATCATAAAGCGCGTTCCAAGCGGCAAGAATCGGAGTGCACCCTTCGGTTGCCCCTCCGAGATTCTCCCGACCCGTCGATGAAGACGGACCGGCCCTGCATCCCGTGGATGGCTGTCATCGACGAGTACATGCAGCTGTTCGGATTCGAACCCGGCGGGCATGTCTATCTTTCCATCAACTTCGATACACGGAAGATTTCCATCACGCCGGATTATGGAGATATGAAGAGGGTGAAGGCCGGACGGGAAAGCGGATGCTGACGGTTGGATCAACGTCCAAGTTTTGAAGTTGGGCAAAGCCCCGAAGCAGTACTTTTCGGCGCCCGGAAAGCACAAAGGGTTACGAGACGAAATCTCGTAACCCTTTGCTTGATATGGTGCCGGCTGCAGGACTCGAACCCGCCACCTGATGATTACAAAGCTTCTCGGGTTTCTTTATAAATCAGAAACTTAGCGAAGCATCCGTTCTACAAGACTGACAAAAGAACAGCGCTGAAATCCCCTTCCCTACTAGAGACAGTTCGGCATTGTAGAACGGTTGACGCACCTGATAGCGGATTGAAAATCGGGGCACATTTCCAAGTAAATCATCGATGGTTTTGTTATTGATGCTTCGCAATTTACGGATAATTGTGCAGACTGGATGCTTGTCGGATAGGAGTTCAACGGACATTTGCGGAACAACGCGTCAGTTGGTGTGGAATGGTATGCTTGCACGGTCGCCGGCACTTGGTATTCTTCGAGGCGCCGAATCTGCATTGGCATTGAAATGGGGGATAGTGTTAATGGACATGAGCATTCTGGAAAATGGCTCGAAATCGGATGTCGAGAGATTTTGGAAGGCTTTCGAGCGATGTATTGCCAACGATGATGGGGCTGCCGCTCGGTCCCATTTACGGGCAGGTAGAGCGATCTTTATAAGCGATCCGCGTTACCCCGGGAAGGTGGTAAGAAAGTGGCCAGACGGCTCCCTCGAATTGATGATATTCGATGAAGCCAATGAAGAATTGGTTGTAGAACGCAAATTATCAGGCGTGATATAGGAGCGATCGATATTTCATTTCTTTGTTTCTTGGCTATTTCCATTCGAAAACTGCTTTTCGATCTCACTTTCACGTAACCGTTGCTCGTCGATTAATTTATCTACGTAGCCTATTTCACGCAGTCGTTCGAGCATTACTTCAATATGGTACTTTCTGGCACCAACTACGCGCTCAGTGATTTCTCGGTGCCGCGTCATACCTAGAGCTGAAGTTACCTCACCCGCTGTTAGTCCCAAGCTCGTTCTAATGCTTTCCTTAAACAGGGAAGCGAACTCAGCTTTTGGCATCGGCGAGCCGTCAGGGAGACTCTTGCTGAAATAGGCTATCAGTGCCTCCGTAACGGCATCGAGTGCTGATAGGCAAGTTCGGAAGTACTCCGTCGAGTAGGGAGTTGCCGTAGGGAAAAACGTTCCGAAGCTCCCAGGAAAGGCAACGTTGACATGTGGGGCCGTGTGGCCGGCCTCGTAGTCGGTAAGGCCGGTGGACAGCCAGAACGCATGTTCCGGGAAAAGCTTGCAAAGCGACTCGAGCATTTCGATCGAAGGACGGATCACACCGGATTGGAAGTGCCGCCACTTGACAGCCTTGATCCCCGTCGCCTCCTCGAGCTGCTTCCAGTCGTTCCGGCCCTTGGTGAACCACTGAATCAGTAGCAGCATCCGAAGCTCCACGTCGTACGCCGCAGGGCTCTCATCTTTCCGCTTGACACGAGCGCTATCTGTCATTATCTTACCCACAAGCGTAAGATTTTTACGCTTAGAAGTTAAAAATACATTTTGCCACTTTTTTGGGCGTTGGTGCCCTTCGTTCGCGACCATCTGAGGTGATAAATGACTTCGAAGCAAAAGTTGACCATTCTTTCCATCAACACACGTAGCGGTACGAGCCAAAAGACTGGTCGCCCCTACACGATCCGCGAGGCGCAGTGCATCTTGGAGCAACAGTCGGCGGAAGCCGGTTCGAACATCGTTGTAGGCGTGATTAATCTGCCGGAGGCACTTGCCGATCGACAGCCGGGTGAATACCTCGCCGAGTTCGCGCTTGCACAGGGGAATGGAGCTGACTCTGGCAAGTTGGTGCCGCGCATTGTGTCCCTGGCACCGTTTGGTCAACCGAAAGCGAAGCCCGCGATTGGTGCCAACGCTGCATAGTTCGCGATGAGGTAGATAGCAATGGATCGTCTCTCATCCTATGCGGCAGATCCGACGTCAATGCAATTTGCACTACTTAATTTGATGTTGGCAATCCACCTGATTTGCAAGGGGATTTCGTATGTCACGTCTGTGATGTTTCGGCGAAATCCTCCAAAGAAGTTGATTCGTTCGAAGCTGGCCCGTTCGGACGGATCCTAATCAACGGGCCGCGAGGTAGACCTTAGAAGGGGCATTACATGAAGAACCGGAAGAAGTTGGCTGTTGTCGCTGCTGGTGCTGTCGCGTCGGCTGGTGCTTTCGCGCAAGCGACGGGCGCGACGGGCGTGGACGTGACAAGCACGGTCTCGTCGATCAGCGCCGTTTCGACGTCGATCGTCGCGATCGGTGGTGCAGTACTTGGCATCGTCGTGGTGGCGTGGGGCTATCGCGTCGTGAAAGGCTTCCTCGGTCGTTAATCGCCCGGGCGGTAGCGCGCTGAAGGCGTCTGGGCAACCGGACGCCTTTTTTTTGGGTGTGGGGGCGATATGAACGTGGTTGCTATGGACCGTGCTCGAGCGCGGCGTAAGGCTTGGAGACGTGTGGTGACGGCCGCTCGGGCGCCGTTGGTGCGGGTGTCGTTTTTCTGGCTCGCGTGGTTCATGTTGGCTAGCTCGCTGGTTGGCGCCGTAATCGGCATCACGTTGTTTTCGAGAATTGTGACTGCGCTCTACCACTGCGCGCGGGTGATGTGATGGCCGTGTCGGCGATTGTATGTGGCCCGGGTGACGTGAGCGGCGTCACGTATGCCCAAGTGAACGGGCAGCAAGTGAGCTGCGGCACGGACTCGGGTGGGCACGCGCTGTATTTACAGGTCTCGGCACTCAATGACGATCAGCCGGTGATGGGTGGCGAGATTGCGGGCTTGCAGATCGGCGGAGCGGTGCTTGGTGTTCTCGCGGTCGCGTGGTGTGCGCGTGCGCTCCGTGATTTTCTCAATTCGACAGGGGAGACATGATGACTTGGTACTACATGTGTGCCGGGACTGTGGTCGCGACGTGCTGGCTGGCTGGTTACATCCTGTTCGGTTGATTGCCATGTGGAAAAAGATCGTTTTGGTGTTCGCCATGGTGGCGATGCTGTCGCAGCAGGCGGCGCAGGCGCAAGCGTTGCCGATCTGGACGATGCCGGTGTTCAACGGTGTGGTGAACCGTGCGATCGGCGCGGGGATCATGGCGAACCTCGCGCGGCGCGGGATCACCGTCGCGGCCAATGACGCGGTGTTTGCCGAGACGATGGCGTTTGTCGGCAAGGCGGCGAACGATGCGTCGTACGTCAGCGCAGCGGCCGGCACGGTGGCGTCGATCTTCGGTGCGCCGGTCTGGATGAGTGCGTTGATTGGCGTGGGGGCGCTGGCGGCTGCTGGCGCGGTCGCGTGGGGCGTGTATCAGCTGACGCAGTCGGGCACGAGCTCGATGCCGTCGCTTTCGTTGCAGAACCCGAGTGCGCCGCCTCCACCTGCGCCGATGCCTTCCGGGCAGTGGACGACCTATGCGAGTCCGGCGTGCAATCCGGCTGTGAGCACAACGTGCGGCGCGCATCCGGCGTTGCCGTCGAACGTGCAGTACTACGCGCCGGGCTACCCGAACTCGGGGACGGTGTTCGGGTGCGCGACGATGCTTGACTGTGCGAACCAGACTGCGGCGGCCTATACGAACTTCGAGGGCGGCAGCGTGCAGGGCTTTTCGGTGAGCGTGATTCCAGTGGTGCAAGGCTGCACGACGTGCGGCTACAACGTGCAAGAGACGTGGACGCCGGACCCGAACAACCCAACCGTATCGGGCCGGGTAACGTCGGTGTATGGCACGCCGAATCCGAACTACGTATCGCCGGGGCAGACGGGGAGCCTGCAAAACCTACAACCCACGGCGGCGATGTTGCAGCAGCCGTTCCCGCAGACGCTCACCGCTTCGCTGGCCGATCAGTTGTGGCGCAATGCTGCGACCAAACCGGGCTACGACGGCTACCCGTACGACGCGACGAATCCGGTGTCTCAGGCTGACGTGGCGACTGCACCTGTTTCTCCGACGTGGAATGACGTGGTGGAAGCGATGCCCCGGCCGGCTGGCTCGTCGTCGGTGCCGATCAGCACCAACCCGATTCCGAGCACGCCCTACAACCCGGGCACGACCTCGCCTCCTAATCCCGGCAGCGGCACGACCGGCACGACGCCGACAGCTAACCCGTGTGACCTGAACCCGAACGCGTCGGCGTGTGCGCCTCTCGGGACTGCGCCGGCCGCTCCGCCGATCCCCACCAGTTCGACCAACGTGTCGATGACGCCGTGGAGCGTTGGTCCGTCTGATGGTGCGTGTCCGGCACCGCAGTCGGTGACCGTTTTGGGCAACCAGTATTCGTTTTCGTATGACCCGCTCTGCACGCTGGTGCAGAAGCTCCGGCCGCTGGTGCTGGCGCTGTGTGCGCTGGCTGCGGCGTTCATTGTGGCGATGGGGGTGATGGCATGAAGGTGATCGTGGTGTGTGGTGCGGTGGTGTTCGCGTGCTTCGTGTACATGCTTTCGTCAATGGTGCATCAGGCCGAGCAGTTCAACGACGCGGCTAACGCGATCATGGCGAGGTACGGGCAATGACGTGGGCAACGTGGCTGTTGAGTCTGGTTCAACCGCTGATCGTTCAGGGCTTGATCGCGCTGGGCGTTGGCGTGCTGACGGTGGGCGGGATCGACCTTGCGGTGAATCAGGCGATGTCCTGGCTTACGTCGTCGGTCGGCGGTCTGCCGGCCGATCTGGCGAACCTGCTCGCGATGGGCGGCATCTTTCAGGGGATCGGCTACATCGGCGGCGGCATCAGTGCGCGCGTTGCGATGGCCGGTGCGTCAAGCATGAAAAAGTTCTTCATCAAGTAAATGGCTATCACGCTCGTTACCGGGGTGCCTGGAAGTGGCAAGACGCTGTGGTCGGTGTGGTCTCTGGAGAAAGAAATCAAGGCCGGGCGGCGCATCGTTGTCAACGGCATCCGTGATCTGGCGATTGACCACGAGATGTGGGGCGACGACATGGTGCGAGAGTGGCACAAGCACTGTAAGCCGAACGACGTGATCGTGATCGACGAGGTGCAGCGTATATGGCCGCCCGTATCGGCGTCGGTGAAGGCGAGCGAGGACATCGAGAAGTTGCATGTGCACCGGCATTTCGGTGTCGACATTTTGGTGATCACTCAGCATCCGAATCGGATGAACAAGACGATTCGCGATCTAGTCGGGCGTCACGTGCACGTGCGACGGCTGTTCGGTGGACGTCGCGCGATGCTGTACGAGTGGGATCACGCGCATAACCCGAACAGTGGTCTGAAGGACGCGGTTAAAACCGTGTGGGGCTATCCGAAGAAGGTGTTCGATCTGTACACGAGCGCCGAGCTGCATACGAAGCCCAAGGCGGTGATTCCGAAGGCACTGTTCATCTTGCCGATTGCGGCCGTGGTGGCGGTAGTGCTCGCGTGGAAGGGCTTCAAGAGCGTGTCCGGTGGGTTCGGCGTGCACGACGGCGCGAAGGCTGCTCAAAGCGCTTTTCTGGCGTCTGGTGCGGTTGCGGGTGACAGTCTAGGTGTGGGGAGCGCCGACAAGGCGTCCGAAGTGTGGCGGGTGGCGGGTCAGTACGCAATCGACGGGCGCGGGTATGTGCTGCTGGCTGACCGACACGGGAATTTTCGACGTGAGTCGGCCGATCACTTCAAGGGCGAGACGCTGGGCGTGACCGGTTTAGTAGATGGCGAGCGGGTGGCGGTGTGGACGGGTGCCGCGGCGAGCAATGACAAGAATGCGGTGGGAGTGGGCAAATGAAGCGTTGGTTCGGAGTGTTGTGCGGGGTCCTAGTGTCGTGGTCGGTGGCGGCTGTTGAAGCACCGCCGATTCCGACTTTGCCGGGTCTGGGAGCGTCTGGGCCGGTCGTGCCGGCGCTGATGCCTGTGACTGCTGAGTCGATGCCGTCCGTGCCGCTGAGGCCGCTGCCGCGCGTCAAGGGAGGGGCGTTCGATCTGCGGTATGTCAGCGTGGGCCAGCTCGTGGATCTGCTGTATGGCGATGCGATGCACGTGCCGCACGTGATCGATTCAGGTGTGTTGCAGGACACGCGGCTGGTTTCGTTCCAGTACGACGGCAAGACGGGCGATCTGCGGTCGTTCGTGAAGCTGTTTCTCGATTCGCAGGGGTTCAAGGTCGAGACGCGCGATGGCGTGGACTTCGTGTCGAAGCGGCCCACAAGCGACGTCAGAGAACCGGAGCTCGAGACGTTCGTGTACCGTCCGCGTTTCCGCACTGCCGACTACCTGGCTAAAGCAGTGCGACCGCTATTTTCAGGGCGCTTCAACATGACGGGCGCTGCGGGTGAGGTTTCGCCCATACCGGATGCGCCGCAGCCACCTTTGGGGGCTTCTAGCGTGGCGGCGATGCCTTCGCTGCCGCAGCCGCTGAGCGGGGTTTCGTCGGCCGACGAGTTGGTCTTTACGGGTAAGACTTCTGAGGTGCGTGATTTGCGCCGGTTGCTGCCCGAGCTGGACCAGAAGCCGGGAGAGGTGGTCGTGCGGGGCTGGGTCTACGAGGTGAGCAACACGACCGACAAGAACTCGGCGTTCTCGTTAGTGGCGAAGGTGTTCAACGGCGTGGGCGGCTCGCTTTCGGCGTCGAACGGACCGACCGACGCGGATCCGACGGCGCTGCGGTTCTCGTCGAACTACCTGAATCTAGTGATTTCGGCACTGAATGCAGACACAAGGTTCAAGCAGGTGAGCGACCCGCACGTGCGGGTGCTGTCGGGCGATCGCGTACGGCTCAATGTCGGGTCGCAGGTGCCGACTCTGGGGAGTATCAGCTATCAGGGCGTCAGCGGCACGCCGGTGCAGTCCGTGCAGTATCAGGACGCGGGCCTGATCTTCGACGTGCGGCCGACCGTGATGGCTGATGCGATCCAAGTCGAGCTGCAGGAGCAGATGTCTAGCTTCGTTGCGACGACAACGGGCGTAAACAATTCGCCGACCAAGAACACGCGGCAGATGCGAACCACCGTGAGCATGAAGGACGGCGAGGTGGTCGTGCTGGGCGGGCTGGTGCAGGACACCGACACTGCGACGACGAATAGTCCGGGCTGGTTGCCGCGTTTCCTCGATGGTCACGGCTCGTCGAGGGGGCGAACTGAGGTGTTGCTGGTGCTCCAAGTTCAGCGCGTTTAGTGGGCGGCCCAGGGAACTACTAGAGCGTGTGCGCTGCGGTCAAGGCTCGCGTAGCGACCCGAAGGGCTTGGCCTTGACGGCAGCTACACCGTTACACGCTTTGGCATGGGTTGTGTCGGCCGTAGGACGGCGCAACCTATGCCAAACATAGCGCGGTTGTTGCTGGCGGTGGAGTGGTTGATAAAGCGGGTTGGCGGAGGCGCGCGACGGGCGGGGCGCGGCAGAGCGCGAGCGGCCCGGCGCGCGAAGCGCGCCTAGATTTATATCAGGGACACTTAACGTACGAGGGACACAAGTAGCTGGGCGAGAGAGGTAGAGACACACGGACGTTGAAAAAGAAAAAGCCCCGGCCGCTGCAACGGTTCGGGGCTCGTACAACAGCATTACAAGGACAATTTGCAATGCACGGCGAGAGTATAGGAGATTTCTCGGCGTTTCGCCGGGAATGGGTGGTTCGTGGGCGCAATTTCGGCGATGGGCAGATCGAGGTCACGGCCACAAGGTTTGATCGATACATGGGCGCTCAACGGCTCAGCGGTCTTCCACGCGCCAAGCGCGGCGAATCTGAGAATACCGAACAAAACCTCATGGATGCCGCGAAGCGCGCGAAGCAGCAAGTGCGCCTTCGTTGCAAGGCGATCGGTGCGGATCGGATGATCACGCTGACCTACAGGGAAAACATGGTGGATAAGGTGAGGCTGAAGAAGGATTTCGACGCGCTGCGGAGACGGCTTGGAAAGGTTCAGAATTTTCAGTATGTCGCGGTTGCTGAGCGTCAGAAGCGCGGCGCGTGGCATCTGCATGTCGCGGTGAAAGGGCGACAGAACTATCGCGTGTTGCGATCGATATGGAGAAGCATCGTCGGAGAGGACAACGGAAACATCGACGTGCGGAATCCCTTTAGAGAAAAAGGTCTTCGGCACAAGCTAGCGTCGTATCTCAGCAAGTACATCACCAAGGATTTCGCGGAACACGCTCTTAACGAAAAGCGTTACTGGACGAGTCGAGGCGTGGAAGTACCGACGCTGCACCCGATTGCTCACCTGATTTCCAACGATGTCGTCGGAGCGATCAAGACTGCATTCGATGCGGCAAGCAATGTTGGGGCAACGCTCGACCGATGCCAGACGTACTGGAACGAGGAACTTGGTTGCTTCTGGTTATCAACAAGGGAGGCGTAAAGTGACGGAAATGTTTTTGTCTCCACTTGAATTAGCAGTGCTTACTGGTAGAAAGATAAAGTCCAAGCAAGTGGAAGCTCTTCGTCGAATGGGCGTACCGTTTTTCGTCAATGCTTGCGGACGTGCTGTTGTCGCTCGGTCGGCTATCGAGGGACGCACGAGCGTGCATGGTCGATCGGACAGTGGTACCCGCTCAGGTTGGCACCCTGCTGTTCTCGGAGGATGATCGGTGGGACGCAAGCCAACAAAGAATCTGCATTTGCCGCCGCGGATGCGGCTCAAGAAAACGTCGCGCGGCAAGACGTACTATTACTACGACATGGGCGGCAAGCCACGTCGATGGATAGCACTCGGCGGTGATTTCGTCGAGGCGCTGCGTCTCTATGCCGACCTAGAGCAAGGTGACCGTACTACGCGGGCGCTGATAACCTTCAGGCATGTGGCTGAGCGCTACCTGACCGACGTGTTACCGGGCAAGGCGGCTGAGACGCGGCGAACCAACCTTCTACAGTTGGAGAAGCTGTACTTGTTTTTCGATTCGCCTCCGGCACCACTGGACGACATCAAGCCTATTCACATTCGGAAGTACTTGGACTGGCGAAAGGCGTCGCCTGTTGCTGCCAATCGCGAAATCGCCTTGTTTTCGCACATCTTCAACAAGGCTAGGGAATGGGGCGCGACCGACCGCCCTAACCCGTGCGCCGGAGTGCGAAAACATCGCGAAGCGGGCCGCGATGTCTACGTCGGCGATGGCTTGTACAAAGCTGTCTGGGAAAAGGCCGACTTGCCGTTGCGAGAGGCAATGGATTTGGCATACCTGACGGGACAGCGGCCCGCTGACGTGTTGAAGATGGATGAGCGCGACGTTCGCGACGGAGTTGTTTGGATTCGGCAAAACAAGACGGGGACGCGGTTGCGTATTGAGGTCGTTGGAGAGCTCGCGACTCTACTTGGCCAGCTTGCATTCAGGAAAACGGAGCACAACCCAAGGTCTACGCGGTTGATTGTTGACGAGCAAGGCAGGCCTTTGGGACGCGCGGCGCTACGATTCAGATTTGACCGCGCACGTGAGGCGGCCGGCATCGCGAAGGACGCGTTTCAGTTTCGCGATCTGCGAGCCAAGGCGGGTACCGATAAGGAAGACGCGTCCGATTTGCGTGCGGCTCAGGCGCTGCTCGGGCACGGAAGTGTGGCGATGACCGAGCACTACGTCCGCAAGCGCGGAGTCAAGGTACGCCCGACTCGGTAGGAAGGAGCGACGCTGCGAGAATATTTATCGGAATATTTTTATGGATTTTTTCAGATCCTCTGCTACACTGGCGTCGTGTCCTTCGTCGCGAGGCATCATGAAGCCCGTAGAAAAACACGCTGCACTCGAATTGCTGGCGGACGAACTACCGCTGGTTCATAGTTGCATCAAGCTGGGTTGGGACGATTTCATGTCCGAGTACTCACCCGCTCAGCGTCTAAAGATGTCTTCGCGAAGTCGAGCGAGCGTCGTACATGATCTCATCGTGCTACGGGCTCGCGAAACGTTCGAAACCCACATCGGTGCGCAATGCCTCGACAAGGAAAAGATGTTCGTCGTCGCGTTTCATGCAGGCGCTGCCATCCGCTTTAAGAAGCTTGATGAAAGGTTTCTCGCCAGTGGCATCGGTACCTCGCAAGCGTTGGACTTTATGGCGCAGGAAGCGCTGCCCGGTATCCCCGAATATGTTTACTTGCAGGCGGGATACAGGCTAAACGGATTGGAAACCGACCTCGAGGGTATCTACCTGACGTGTCCTCGTGGTCGATCCGCAAATTATTGGTGGCACGAGTTAGGCGCTGACGCACAAGACGCTTCTGACGGTCTTGTACTCCCCTTCCCCACTCCGGGAGATTCGGGGCTCGACGCAGCGCCGTACGAGATTGTTCGCCGAGGCGGCGAGGAAGATGATGCAGCAAGCAAACGGTAGGATGATTGTTCTCGGTCGAGAAGCTCGTGAGCTGACGCAGAGCGCGTTGGCGCAGCGTCTTGGCGTTGGGCAAGGCACTCTGTCGAAAATTGAGGGCGGGCTACTCACGTGCCCGCCCGAAGTACTGACAAAAATTAGCGAGTCGCTTGGCTTTCCGGAAGAGTTTTTTACTGCGTCGGAGGAAATTCATGGCGTCGGGACAGAGGCGCATCATTGCCTGTATCGCCGTCGTGCAGCTGTTCCAGCAAAGACGTTGAAACGAATCGAGGCGGAGGTCAATATCCGGCGCATGAATCTGTCAAGCCTGCTGACCTCCACGGAGATTCGTCCAGCGACCACGATCCCGTCGCTTGCAATTGGCGATTACAACGACGATCCGGCAGAAGTAGCACGGGCGTTGCGGATCTATTGGAAGATGCCAAGCGGCCCCGTTGATAACGTTGTCCGGTTGATTGAGCGGGCCGGTGGAGCGATTCTGCCGCATGACTTTGGTGTGGAAGGGGTTGATGCAACATCGATTCGAATCCCAGGTCTCCCACCGCTATTCTTTTATAACCCCAATCTAACTGGCGACAGGCTACGCTTCACTCTTGCTCACGAATTGGCGCATATTGTTATGCATGAAGTTCCGCACCCTAATATCGAAAATGAAGCGGACCAGTTCGCGGCCGAATTTTTGATGCCTGCGCGAGAAATTGGCATACATCTAAGCGGATTGACCCTTCCGAAAGCAGCCCAACTTAAACCGTACTGGAAAGTTTCAATGGCTGCCATTGTTTACCGCGCCAAAACTTTAGGGAAGATTACCGACGCTCAATATCGCTATTTGTTTTATCAAATTGGCGCCGGAAATATGCGGAAACGGGAACCCGCCTCACTTGACATCCCGGCCGAGCTCCCAACACTGCAGACAAATTTGCTTGCTTTTTTCAGAAAAGAGCTTGGATACTCGAACACCGAGCTTGCAAAACTCTTCCGGATAACAGAGAGTGAGTTTGATCGGTTTTACTCATCTCGTTCTGCGGCCCGCCATTTACGTGCCGTCGCTTAATCTCTCCGACCACGACGCAGATGTTTGATCACTCGACATCAATAAAGAATGCCAACTCGCCAGTAGAAGCGCTTAGGTAGACTTGCAGGGGTATTATTTTTCGAATCGCGTATTTGACGGATGCGAGATGATACCCCCACCCAACCATCAAACAAAAAGCAGCGACAAGGGCATCGACATTGGAAAATCCGATGCGCGACTCGCCGTGAAAATTTCTCAGCACGAGATAAACAGACGCATAACCAATCGCCAAACCGAGAGAAACCAACATTTCGCAGACCAACCGCTTTGATCGGTATCGCGCTATTCGCTTATCCAGTTCTTTAGAAATTGATTCGCGGATGGAAGTTCGCAAGTCTTTATCCGCCCCCTTTAGCGCATCCAACGAGCGCTGCATCCATCCGTCGATTCTCGATGCAACGTTGCTCACGCTGTACGAGCGACGTAACCCCGCTCTAAAAATAGAATCATTAAGCAGGGCAAGAAAGAATGACGAGATGATGTAGAGCGCACCAATCACCCAAAACTGGCCCTTCTCAAATCCAACGAGATCCTTAATGCCAACATCTTTAAGTGCGAGCAAAGGCGACGAGACCGAAGCATGGTCGATTCTGAACAGCAAGATCGCCATTAGAAGCACGAAAATGATCTGCCCAGTCGGAACAACACTTAAGATGGCCTCAAGGCACTGCTCTTTAAGTTTGTCTGTAACCTTTTCACTCATTGCACGATACTCAGAAATTGAATATCACCAGCATTTGGATCAAATGCATCATATTCAATTATCGGACAAGCTACTATCGTCAACTCATTTTCATTGAGATACGGGACCAGCTGTACCAGATCGTCTTCTGATTGAATATGCAAAACCAGATCTTTACCATTAACAAAATTCGTAAACTTCCCCTTAAAATTTGATTTTCGATGCCCTCGATCCAAGGCTCTCAAGCTCCCATTGAAAATAACAGGACCACCGAGTTTTCGGCGGGTCACGACTTCAGAGAACTCACTCGCGACCTTCGAATCGAAATCAAATACCCGAACGCCCTCTTGCTCACTGGCCTTAAGAGATAACTTCAGTGACGCGTCCTCAATTTTTCTTACAGGCGTCAACATGTGATCGATATTTTTCGTAATCGATCGGTCACCGTATGCCCGAGTCGCTAAAGGATCAGGGGAGTTGAGGAAGTCCTCATACGGCTGGGGTTGCACTATCTCGTTCAGCACTTGAGCCTTCACCCCTTCGATTTGCCGTCCGATCTCGTAGATTTCCTGGCCCGCGCCCTCGACCGCCTCTTTGTAGGGATTGGATATCGCTTCGATCAAGCGACGAACTATCGGGCCGCCGCGTTCGGACAGGAAGTCAATTACAAAACTGCCTTCGCTCATCTCGCCAACAACAAAGTCGGCGTCGGCGTAGTACTTTATCGGAAGCCGTGCGTGCTTGAAAACCTGGCCGAATTGGATATCTAGGAAGGCGCGATCTACTGCCGCTTGCATGCTCGTCATAGAACGGCCGAGTGTTCGCACCGTAACACTGTGAGGACCGTGCAGGAGACCGCCATCGAGCTTCAGTTGGATGCTTGCCGACAT